GAAATAGATATTTCAATAAATGATCTTAAAGAATACAAGAAACCTAATAGCAAATTTGAATATACTATGTTAAAAGGTACTGAAAGTGTAACTCAAACTAATTACGAAGAATATGACGAGAAGCCTAACAACAGCGATAAAGAACCAATTAGCAACAAATGATATTCGACCAGTACATCTTATCACTATTGGGTTCAGCACTCCTGTTAATTTTACTGATTGTTCCTTTTCGCTAACATCAGATATTTCAGGCTTATCAGTTACTTATAACGCATCAGATTTTGTATTAGGAATATCAGATTTTTCAGAACAAACAGATGTAAGTAAATCTAGTATTAGTTTAACTTTATCAGGTGCAAATCAAACATTTATCTCAACAGTATTAAATGAAAATGTCATTAATGATGAAGTTAGTATTTATAGAGGTTTATTAGCAAGTGATAATACCTTAGTGCCTGACCCTTTTTTACTTTACAAAGGGAATATAGAAAACTTTGAAATTCAAGAAACAGAAAAATCAAGCACAGTAGCATTATCTATTGTATCGCATTGGGCTGACTTTAATAAGAAGAATGGTCGTAAAACAAACAACACATCACAACAAAGATTCTTTAGTACAGATGTTGGTATGGATTTTGCATCTCAAACAGTACAAGATATTAAATGGGGTAGATCATAATGCAAGATATTATCTCTCTTTACAGAAACTATAACAGATATGATGATTGCTCAGATAATGATTTAATTAGTTATCTTATACCTAGCATATCTTTAAATCAATTTAAGAAACACTACGATAATAATAAATTAATAGGATTTACTAATTGGGGTTTGTTATCTGATAAAGCACATAATCAATTTAAACAAACGGGATTGATAGATAATAAAGATTGGAACTCAGGAGATAATCTTTGGCATATAGAAACAATTTGTAAATATAATCTTAAAAATATTATGAAGTGGACTAAATCATTCCTAACTAAACAATTTGGAATAGGTAAAGAAATTAATTGGATAAGAATTAAAGATAATAAAATTGTTAGAACTGTAACAAGAACAACTAAAGAGGCTTGGTTATAATGGGTGGATTTGTAAAAGCAGTAACTTCAGTATCTAAATTCTTTAAAAACATGAATCCTTTAGTGTCTTTAGGTATAACTTTATTTATATCTTGGGCATTAAGACCAAAAGTTCCTGAGATACCTGATTTTGGAACTAATGAATTTGATGATTTTGAAAAAGGTTTATTAATTAACAAACAATCTAACGACTCTAATATTCCTGTAATCTACGGAGAAAGATTAACAGGTGGAACTAGAGTGTTCATGGAAACTTCAGGAACAGATAATACCTATCTTTATATGGCTATCGTTATGGCAGAGGGGGAAATAAACGATATAACAGAAATTAGAATTGATGATAAACCTGTTACATTTGCTAGTGGCTTTTCAGATGGCACAGCAGTTGAAGTTGATAGTTCAGATAGTAATTTTTATAAAGATGATGAAAGTTTAATTAGATTAGAGCCTCATTATGGAACAGATGGTCAATCAGCATCTACATTATTATCTACATTAGATAGTTGGGGAAGTAATCATAAACTAAGTGGCTTATGTTATTTAGCATTAAGGTTTAAATGGAATCAAGACTCATTTACTGGTATTCCAAAAGTACAAGCTAAAATACAAGGTAAAAAAGTTAGAACTTTTAATGCAAGTTTAGTAGAACAATCAGCTACTTATGAAACTAATCCAGCATGGTGTTTATTAGATTATTTAACAAACACAAGATATGGAAAAGGATTACAAGATTCAGAAATAGATTTACAAAGTTTTTATGATGCCTCAGTAATTTGCGAAACTCAAGTAACACCATATTCAGGTGGAAGTGATATTAATATTTTTGATATAAACACAGCCTTAGATACTTCTAAAAACATAATAGAAAATGTTAGAGAGTTATTAAAAGGTTGTAGAGGTTATCTGCCTTATAATGCTGGTAAATATAATCTTATTATAGAAACAACAGGCACAGCAACTGTAACACTAACTGAAGATGATATTATAGGTGGTTATTCATTATCAACTCCACCTAAGAATGAAAGATATAATAGAGTTATCGTTGGATTTGTAGACCCTGATAGAAATTACCAAGTTAATGAAACACAATTTCCACCAGTAGACGATTCAGGATTACCAAGTGCAGATCAACACGCAACAATGAAAGCACAAGATGGTGGATTTTTATTAGAGGGTAGATTTAATTTCACAACATTAACAAATCAATATCAAGCTGAAGAAATGGCTGAAGTTATTTTAAGAAGATCAAGAGAGGCTTTATCTTTAGGTCTTAATATTAATTTTAATGCTTATGATTTATCTATTGGAGAAATCGTAAATATTACACATAGTTCTATGGGCTTTAGTGCTAAACCTTTTAGAGTGATTGGTATTACATTTAATCAAGATTTTACAATAGGATTATCTTTAGTCGAACATCAAGATAGTCATTATACTTGGGCTACTAAGACACAAGCACCAACTATACCAACAACTAATTTACCTAATCCATTTTCTATTTTACCACCAGCAAGTTTAAGTTTAGATGATGACTTAGTAGAATATTCTGACGGAACTGTTTTAACTAGATTATTAATTAACATAGGAGAATCTACTGACCAATTTGTCGAAGATTATGAAGTAGAAGTAAAACAAACATTAGATAAAAATGGCAACGCAGTAACAGAAGATTATAAATTAGTAGGAGAGGGTAAATCTACTCAATATCAAGTTCTCAATGTAATTGATGAGGCCACATATTCAGTTCGAGTTAGGGCAATCAACGGACTTGGAGTTAGATCAACATTTGTTACAGATACTAGAAAAATAATTGGTGCTACAGATACTCCACAAGATGTTGAATCATTTAATATTTCAATGGTAGGGTCAAATCAAATGCAACTTCAATGGAAATCCGTTGCAGATTTAGATATTGAATTTTATGAAATTAGATACTCTGTAGGTGCATCTCCTGTTGAATGGTTTGATACTACTAATTTAGTACAAGTACCTAGAAGAAAATCAAACTCTGTAACTATAAATGCACTTAAACCACCATATCATTTATACATAAAAGCAGTTGATAAGTTAGGAAATGAATCTGCAAATCCATCTATTATTTCTTCTAATGTAACTCGATTAGATGCTTTTGAAGATATTGCTACAATTAATGAAGAACCAACTTTTACTGGAACTTATACTAATACATTTTTAGGTGCAGATAATAATAATAACCCAGCAGTTACTTTAGATACTATTTCTCTTTTTGATGACAGGGCTGGAGATTTTGATGATGCTGATAGTTCTGGTTTCTTTTTTGATACAGGGGGAATAGCAAACAATATTCAATCATCTGGTAATTATTTATTCAATAACACATTTACTTTAGATGCTATTTATGATGCTACTTTCCAAGTAGAATTAACTATGCAATCTGATGACCCTTATGATTTATTTGATTCAGGTCGTGGGGCTTTGCTTTTTGACAATGCTAAAGCACCCTTTGACGGAAATGCACCTACTAATAATACAGCTTTAATCTCTGTAGGAAGTTCAACTACAAGTCTTGGAGATATATCTAGCTTCACAACAGTAGCACAACAAGGAACATTTAAAGGAAGATATTTTAAATTTAAAGTAGATTTAAGTTCATTAGATAATAAAGCTAAACCATTGGTTACAGGATTACAGGTTAAATTAGTATTAGAAAAAAGAACAGAAACTGGAGATGATGTATCATCAGGATTAACTACCAAAACAATTACATTTACAAATAATTTTTATCAAACTCCAAACATTTCAATTACAGGTCAAGATTTAGATTCTGGCGATTATTGGGTAATCACAAATAAATCAAAAACAGGATTTGACATAGTGTTCAAAAACAGTAGTAATACAATAATTGATAAAACTTTTGACTACCAAGCGATCGGTTATGGATTGCAAACTTAATAAAAAAGGAGTATAAGAAGTCATGGCACAAGTTTCAGATGTATCGTTGGCAAACCAGAGTTTCGGAACATTCCGTTCTGAACTTAACTCAATTTTAGAGGCCTTAAATACCAATCATATTGGTGCTTCAAGACCAGCATCAGCAGTAGCTGGTAGTATCTGGCTAGACAACTCAGTAACCGACACCATTTCTATTAAGCTGTTTGATGGAACAGATGATTTAGAATTATTTAGTATCAATACATCAACAAATGCAATAACCCTACCAAGTGGAGTAACAGTTTCAGAAACTGACCCTAATTCAATTCCATTTGCAGTAGCTTTAGGAAGTTAAGGAGAAAATATGGCAAATAATTTTAATGATGCACAAGTAAGTCTAACAGATGCAACTCTGACAGATGTTTATACTGCGTCAAACAAATCTTTAGTTATTGCTGGAACAATCTCTAATACCACAACAACATCAATGAATGTATCAATCAAGAAATATGATAACTCAGCAACTGCTGGAAAATTCATATTCAAAGATGTACCCTTACCAAGTGGTTCATCACTAGAACTACCAAAAATAGTTTTAGCAAGTTCTGACAAGGTACAAGCACAAACTGATGATGCTTCTGGTAATTGTGATGTTCATTTGCAATTATTAACTGATGTATCGTAAGGAGTTTAAATGGCTTATATAGGTAAAGTTCCAACAGCAGTACCTTTAACAAGTGCTGATATTCAAGATGGTACTATCGCATTAGCTGACTTATCTGCTACAGGCACAAAAGACAGCACAACATTTCTAAGAGGCGACAACACATTTGCTAGTGCTGGTGGAACTAATACTCCAGCTTGGAAAGTAAAAAGAGGTTCTGCTCAAAGTGGTGTTGCAAATGCTACCGAAACCACAATAATTTGTGATAGTGAAGAATTTGATACAGCCAATGCTTACAATACATCAACTGGTATTTTTACAGTGCCTAGTGGTCAAGGTGGCAAATATATGATTGGAGGTGCTTTTAGAACTAACGCATCTGGAACAGGTACAAGAGTTATAATATACATTAATGTTGGAGGAACTAATGTTCATCAATACAATAATCCTCAAGGTTCAGATGGAGAAGCCTCAAGTGGTATTCATGCAATTGTATCTTTAACTGCTGGTCAAGAAGTAAAATTAAGAGTTTATCAAAATACTGGAGGTGCTGTTAATCTTGAATCATCAGAAGGTAAAACATACTTCTATGGATATAAAATTATAGAATAAGGAGGTAAAACTATGGCACAATTAAGTAACAAAATAAAAGAATACTGCAAAGCTAATGGAGTTAGCGAAGTAGATTTTTTAAATGATGTTAAGTTGCAAGACGACAGTAATGGTCAAGGTGTTTATATAGCTGAATGGAATTTAGATATTGCACAACCTACCCAAGCACAATTAGATGCCTTAGAATCTCAAGCACAAACTTATGAAAACAATCAACAAGTAATTGCTACAAGAAAAAATTTATATGGAAGTTGGGAAAGCCAACTTGAAGAAATTTACGATAATGGTATTGATAGTTGGAAAGCTAGAATACTACAAATTAAAACAGATAACCCTAAGGAATAAATGGCATATATAGGAAAACAACCAGTAATAGGAAACTTCGTTAAGCTAGACGCAATAAGTGTAGTTAATGGTCAAGCTAGTTATAC